AAAAGAAAGTATTTATCTATTAGAGACTTACACTAAAGAAATTAAAGAAAATCAAGATGCGCTGGATGCTTATAACAAGCTAAAAACATTTACGACAAAAGATAAATTGCAAATGGATTTCTTGAAGGGCAAGATAGATCAATTGAACAAAGCCAAGGCTGACATGCCAAAAGCGCAAGCAGAGTCTAATAAGGCATTAACTGAAGGTGTAGGATTAGCTGCAACATCTTCGTTTGAATCAACAATGACTTCATTGAAAAATCAAATGAAAATGGCACGAGCCTTTACTCCAGGCCAAGAATTAAAAACGCAAATTGGATTGGATCATCCTACCGCAACCCCAGAGCAACAACAAATATTATTTGACACCACACAAGCAAAAAATGCATTAGAAGAATTAAAGCAAAAAGCTAATGATACTGCTTCTAATATGAGCGAATCACTTGCGGGAGCATTTAAAAATATTGTTACAGGCTCCATGACTCTACAAGAAGGATTAGCTACCAGTTTCCGTAGTATTGGGGATTTCTTTGCTGATATGGTGACAAAAATGATTGCGGATTATTTAAAGCTATTGATGATTGAAGGATTGAAAAACATATTCAGCATGTTTGGCCCCAAACTTCCCGGAGCTGCAGCGCCAACACCACCAATGTTGGGACCGGCTTTTGCCAACGGAGGCATTGCTTTTGGCGGCTTCACTGCGTTTGCTGAAGGTGGCGTGGTCACAGGCCCTACTCTGGGCCTCGTAGGCGAAGGTCGTTACAACGAAGCTGTTATTCCACTTCCTGATGGTAAAAGCGTTCCAGTGCAGCTTGCCGGAGGCTCAGAAGGCACATCAGCCCCCATCAACACTAACATTGTTGTTAACGTTAAAAATGGACAGTCCGATAGTCAAGTCACTGGCAATCAAGGCAATCAGCTTGGTCGTGAAATTGAAGGAGCCGTTCGGCAGGTGATCTTAAAAGAAATCCGTCCAGGCGGTATTATTTACAGCTCTCGTTAATTTTTTTACCATGGCCCAACCCACTTTTACTATTAATGTTGCATACGGCTTAACAGCACGGCGTGGCACAAGATTGCGACGAGTTAGTTTTGGTGATGGTTATGAACAGGTGGTGCCGGATGGGCTCAATAGTGATATTCGTAAGTATGATATACAGACCATACCAATCACCGATGCACAAGCCGCTGCCTTAGACGAAGACCTAGCCGATCTTCAAGGGGATTTCTTTTATTCTCAATTCAAGCAAGATGATCAAGCATATAAATATCGTCTTGATCCTAATGAATGGAGCTGGCAATGCCTGGGTCCCAATTCAAATGTTATTTCTTTTGCAGTTAAACGTCATTATGATTTCAGGAGCTAATCATGACAATTCAACAAGATGTTAAAAGTAGCTGGCATGATGCTATTGTGCAATTGTTTGAGCTTGATATTTCTGTAATCACAAAGAATGCAAATGATAAATTTTATTTTACCAGTGACATTTTTCCTGATGGCACAAAAATTGTATGGAAAGGACAAGTTTATGAACCATTTCCAATTAGTGCAATTGGATTTGAAACTACAACTAGAGGTACAATTCCTCGGCCTGAATTAACAGTGGCCAATGTACTTGGGACGTTAGCACCAATTACTAGCGCTTTTGATGATTTGATAGGAGGTAAAATTATTAGAAGAAGAACATTAGGCAAATATTTAGATAATGGTATCTCTCCTAATGCGGCAGAAGAATTTCCTTTAGATATTTTTTACATTGAACGCAAAACTAGCGAAACAAGCCTATCTATTACTTGGCAACTATCTAACAAGATTGATTTAGAAGGCTTGCAATTACCACGTCGTGTTATCACACAAAATTATTGTCTATGGAAATACAGAAGTAGCGAATGTAGTTATGTAGGACCGCCTATTGCTGATGATCGAGATCGACCAATTTCTGGTGATGGATCAGGAGGATCTCAAAATTTCATTAATGCTAGCAATGCATTGCAAGCTGCCAGGACTAGGCAAAGGCAAGTTCAATCATCATTGAATTTGGCAAAAGGGCAGGTGCTTTCTAACTGTGAACCCACCAACCTTCCAAGTCTTTTTGGCTATGGAAGCCTAATACCACCTCATAGTTTTTCTATTGTTGTTAGTGGTCAGCCATTATTTGGCATAGTAGAAGGTAATGTTGTTGATATAAATAGTTCATCCGCAATGCATCGACCAGGAGATCGATTATCAACTGATCAAATGGTACTAATACCAGACGACAATGCGTTTGGTCCTGTATATCAAATAGATTTATTTGCATCTGGAGTTGTTACATCTGGTGAACCTAATCCTCCATTAGTAAATACCGAATCCTATTATTCCGAAAGTTTTCCTGTTTCCTATGCTTTCCCGATTACAGACCCTGATATTCCTGGAGGTAATAAAAATAATTTACCGCTTTTTGCTATTGTTAGCGGTCAAACCGTTTCTCTTGTAACCTCAGGGGTTGGTTACCGCCGAGGCCCGCGACGCAAAGAAATGATAAAAGGAATTTGTGGTATTGATGCGATTGATTTCTCAGGTACAACTTGCGCTGATTCTCAAGCTGCTGTATCGGGATTAACAGTAGACCTTGCTACTGCAAATAGCCAATTGCAAAGTGCTCAATCGGCATACAATGCTGCGCTTGCTGCATTACCATCTGGTAGTACTGTTTTCAATCAAGACGTATGTGGCAAACGCTTAAATAGTTGCCGCTTACGCTTTGGTGCAGATTTACCTTATGGTGCTTTTCCTGGAGCCAATTTATCACGATGATTGACATCCCATTGAATATCAAACAAGCAATTGTTAATCATGCTAAAGAAGTATGGCCAGAAGAAGCTTGTGGTTTTGTTGTAAATGGTAATATTATTAGATGCCATAATTCGCACCCCTTGCCATTGTTTAATTTTGCTATTTCAGCTAATGATTACGCGAATGCTGAAACCATAGGAAATATAGAAGCCGTGTATCATTCACATCCTGATGGCTTGGATGGTTTTTCAACATTTGATGTAGAAGCATGTAAACAAATTAATATTCCTTGGATTCTTTTCAATAGCAAAACTAATAATTTCTTTTATGCCAATCCATGTGGCGATGCGCCTTATGAAGGGCGACAATGGGTGTATGGTATTCACGATTGTTATGCTATTTTGCGCGATTTCTATAGTCGAGAATTTAACATTAAGCTTGATGATTTTAAGCGAGGGGAAGAGCTTGAATGGGAATGCGATGAATGGCGAATGTTTGAACAAAATTATGCTCAGCAAGGTTTTGTTGAAATTGAAAAGCCAAGCCAAAAAGGCGATTTCTTATTAATGCAATTGGGGGCTCCATCACCTAATCATGTAGGTGTATTAACAGGAGATGGCTGGTCTTTTTATCATCATTTAACAGGACGGCGTTCAGAGCGAGCAGTATATGGTGGTTATTGGGCTAAAATTACAACAAAAATACTAAGGCATAGGGATTTATTATGAACAAAGCAGAACGACGTTGCGTAAAAGTAAAATTGCTTGGAGAGCTTGGTCGTAAATTTGGACGATCTTATGAATTCATGGCATTAAATCCTAAGGAAATTATTTCAGCGCTTTCAAACCAGTTGGATGGTTTCAAGGAATATCTAGCTAATGCGCATACAAATGGAATCTTTTTTAAACTTGTCACTACAACTCCTGAAGGTATTGATTACAACGAATGCATGATGTCTTGTGATGATTTAGTTATTGCTCCAGTTATTACCGGTGCTGGCGGTTCAGGAGGTTCAACATTAGGCAAAATCCTTGTAGGAGTAGCTTTAATTGGCTTGGCTTTTGTGCCAGGCATAGGAACAGCAATGATTGGTACATTTGGTCTAAAAATGGGCGCTACAGCGGGAATAAGCGTGGGTAGTCTTTTATTTAGCCTTGGCGCTTCATTGATATTTGGCGGCATTGCAGATCTACTCACTCCAACGCCTAAAAAGCCAAAAGATAACGAAACTCAAAGCAGTTATTTATTTGATCGCGCTGCAGAACTAACAACACAAGGAATGCCAATTCCATTGCTATATGGAGAATTTTTAGCCACTTCTCCTCTTATCGTAAGTTCTGCTATTAGTACTGAAGCGGCTTTTGTGTAATGACTTTAGAATCTTCTTCTTTTGAAAAAATATTAGATGGTGTTGCAATTGTTGGCGCTGGCGGCGGCGGCGGTGGCAAAAAACCTTATGTACCAAGGGAAGATCCAGATACCTTAAGAAGCAAATCTTCAGCTAGCATTTTAGCTGTATTTGCAGAAGGTGAAATAGAAGGTTTTGTTGGTGATCCCAGTAATGCAACTTTTCTAGACGACACACCATTAAGTAGATTTTCAGGAGTAAGCGTTGTTTCTAACGCTGGAACCCAAGGCCAACCATCATTGCCAGGATTTGATGATATAAGGATTGAACAATCTGTAGGACTACAAGCTAAATTTAATATACCAATTATTGCAACAACTACTAGTTCATTATTAAATCAAATCACAGTAAGAGTAGGTGTATCTTCATTATTTAAAATAACAGACAAGGGAGATGTAAGAGCAAATGTCGTATTTTTCTTGGTAACCATCAGAGATAGTTTAGGCACTCAAATTCAAAATGCAGCACTAAAGATTGAAGGCAAGACTCGTGGCGCCTACGATCAAGAACATTCATTTGGTTTAGGAGGGACAGGTCCTTGGAGTGTTGCTGTAACAAGACTTTCTTTTGATTCAGATAGTGTAAAATCCAATAGTGATTTTTATTTTCGTGCCATTGTAGGAACCATAAATCAAACGTTGCGTTATCCAAATACAGCAATGGTCGGATTAAAGGTATCAGCGGAAAATTTCCAAACCATTCCTACTGTTTCAGCTTTATTGCGAGGACTTAAAATTCAAGTGCCAGATAATTACAATAGTGCTTCTAATTCTTACTCAGGAGTGTGGGAAGGTAAATTTAAAGTAGGATATAGTAATAATCCAGTGTGGGTGTTTTACGATTTATTGACTAACACAAGATATGGCGCTGGTTCATTTTTTGCAGATCCCGGGCAAACCCTTGATGCTCCGGGAATTGGGCCAGCAGATATTGATATTTACGGTTTGCTTCCCATTGCTAAATATTGCGATGAGATGGTGCCAGATGGGCGCGGTAACACA